CACGATTGCGGCGCCAACATCGGTGAACATCTCGGTGGGCGTGAGTTTAGCCAGCGCGGTAGACATGGCGCTGACCAGCAGTTCTTCGCGCAGGCCGGGCGCATGGTCTGGCCCGCCCTGCTCGCCTACCCAGTCCAAAAACAGGCGGCTGCCAAACTCGACACAGTGCGAGTGCAGGCAGCAGTAGGCCCGGTTTGCGGGCATGTAGCGGCCCTCTGGGTTGCCGTCGGTATGCTCGGCCGCATTGGGGCAGACGACGCCGGCCCAGCCCTCGGCGTTGGGTTTGGACAGCAGCAGCCCCTCGGAGGACAGCCAGGCCAGCACGTCATCGGTGCCGTCATCGGCGACATGGATAGGTTTATAACCTGTCTCGGCCGGGCCGGGCACCACGTTAAGGGCAGCGCAGATTTCTTCGAGGGTGTACTCGCGCTCTGGGTGAAATTCAGTCAGCACGGCAGCAAAGTTATCGCGGCCGGGTTTCAGGTTGACCGAGCCCGGCAGGCGAAAGTTGCGCACCGGGTTGCAGGCGCCCGGGTCGGTGTAACCGGCGTCAGCGATGGCGCGGATGGCAGCAGCAAAATCAGACTTGCCGGGCTGCACGCTGAAGGCGTAGCCCCACTGGAACGAGCCGGCGCTGGTCTCCATGACCCAGGTCGGCGCCAAAGGCGGGGTTTTGCTTTTGGTGCCGATATCGTCCAGCATCATTACAAGGATGTAATCACAATTGGCAGCGCTGGCGCTGATATGGTCAGTCATCCGGTCGAGGATGAACGACGCGGTGTTGCCGTACCAAGACTGGCCGGTCTTGATCTTGTGTTCCGGAAGGAAGGCGGGCCAGGTGGCCTTGACGGCCCCGTCGGCGTGGTATTGCAGCGTTGTGCCAATCGGTTTCTGACGGACAAGCAAAAAAGTTTCGCCCTCGGGCGCTAAATTCTTGAGAAAAGGGATAAAATCTGACACGTTGTTCTCCTTGAGTTGAGTTTAGCCCCCGTCTAATCCACGGGGGCTTTTTTACGAGTATCGGGTTGTGGTCACACCCTCGGCGGCTAGGGGTAAACCCGTAGCCCAAGCTGGTGGTTCGCACATGATGCGGTGCATGAGCGCAGCGGTCGCCTCGGCCTCAGTGGCCGGGCACTCGACGACGATCTCATCATGCACATGTAGGACAACGCCATCAAGCTGGCGCAGGGAGTGGCGCAGGATGTCGTGGGCAGCCGCCTGCGTCACGTTCTCGCAAGCCAGGCCGCGCCACAGGCGGGCGCGGGGCCATTCTTTGGCGTCTGCTGCGGGTTTCCAAGCGGCCTTGCTGTACGTCACGTTGCCTTCTTCATCAAATTTGGCATTGGGATAGCACAGAACCCGGCCGGAAGGAAGACTGTACCAGAGCATTTGCCCGTCGAACAGATAGGTAACCCGACCGGCGCTGACTTCGTGGCCTTTATTTCGCATGGCGCGCATGTACGCGGCCTCAAGGGCGTTGCCGTGCAGCATGGCCCACGGGTTTGCCATACGCCAGCCCACTACAGCCCGCGCAACCTCGCCGGCTGACAGGTGGATGCCGTAGGCCCGCCCAAACACTTCAAACGCGCCTGCGCCGCCTAGAAAGCCGAGGGCCAACTCTTGGACCTTGCCGACCTGGCGCATCTCGCTACGGCCAGCCTCATGCTCGGCAGCGATATGTTCGTAAGTTTGGTGGAAGGTGGCCGATGCGTTGACCATGTACGGATCGAGGCCCGAGCGGAACACGTCCAGCTTGGCTTCGCCTGACGGGCAGTTGGACAGCCACGGGTGCACACGGCCCTCAATGGCTGACCAGTCGTAGGCGATCAGGACATGGCCAGGCTTGGCGATCAGTGCGGGCCGGAGCATTCCCTTGAGAACATCTGTAATGCGTTTTCCAAATCTTGGGGTGATTGCGTGTCCGCGCACCATAGCGTTGCGAACTTCATCAGGTGCTTTGGCGCACTTGCGGGTAAAGTTGTGAACCTGTGCGCCATAGCTTGACGCACGTCCGGTGGCAGCCCCTCCAGCAAAAACGAAAGCGCCTCGGACTCGCTGATCCTCGACATCGGCGAGGTCTGCAAGACGCGCGAATTTCGCGACCGAAGACGCCCAGAGGTCGTCCGCGCATTGAATAACGTCCGCAACATGGGCCGGAATCTCATCGGGGTTCTCCATCGCGAGCAGGTTTGCCCGCACAGTCTTGTCAATCGAATACTTCTCGCCGGTCCACATCAGTTTCTTGGCCTCGGGCCCGACGCGCTCCAATACCCACTCGCGCATCTTAGGCGAGCGCACGCTGGTGATGGCGCCGTCGGTCACCTCATGCACGATCTGCTGAATCTCGACGGTTTCGTCGGCGGCAAAGCGCACGGCAGCATGGCACAGTGGGGCGTCCACCAGCACGCCACGGTCGTTGATGCGTTCGTTAACGTGATAGTCCAGTAGCTCGTCAGCGCTCAGTGGCCGCATGGCCTGGCTGACGGCCCGCATGGCGCGCACATCCTGCTCGCAGTAGGCCACCATCTCGGCCATCAAGCCGGCGTCCTGCTTGAACTCGCCATCGGCTTGCGGGATAGACAGTAGACGGATCAACTGGCCGCCTCGGTGGTCTTTCTTCATGCTGGCGCTGGCGAACCGGCCCACATCCTCAAGGCTGCCAGGCGCGCAGTTGGACCGTGCCTGCGCTGCGGTGCAGTAGAACTGCTCCAGCTTGAAGTCGAGTTGTAAGACGTACCAAAAGATCAGGCGCTCAAACGCGGCGTTGTGGGCGTAGATCAGGCCGGTGTGGTCAGCCACCTCACGCGGAAAGGGCTGGCTGGGCAACCAAGTCTGCACATCACCCTCGCCAAAGGCGTAGGACATGCACAGCACCTCGGTTGAGGCGTCTTGAGCGTAGTTGTAAACGCCATGCTTTTTAAGGTCACAGCGGCTGCGGGTTTCAAAGTCAATCCACAAACTCACAGCGAACACACCCTGCAAGTAGGCGCGTTACTGTCACCGCGAATCTTGCGACCGCTTTCAAACTCTACGGCCAACTCTTTAAGCGAGGCGGGCCAAGTGTCGCGCTGCGGCGACCGGAAGGTGTGCCCCAGCTTTTCCTCAACGGCCACGCCTCTGGCGTATTCTTCAGGGTAGTCGCGCCACAGGTCACGCCACTCACCCAAGCGCTGGTACGGGCACACGGCGCAGTCAGTGCGGCGCGGTATCGACACGCCACGCTCACCCAAGTACGACCAAACCTTTGCTTCGTCCCAGCCCCACTCACGCATGGGAAACCTGATCTTCATGTCTTCGCCGTAAATGCCGCGCCTAGCTTCTTCGTCAGCGCGCAGGCCCACATACAAAACAGAGCCTTCGGGCAGCGACTCAAAGTATTTGATGGTCGGTTCGATCTTGAGGATGCGCGTACACCATCTGGCGCGAAAGTTCGGCAGCATCTGCATCTCGTCGATCAGGCCGTACAGGTCTGTTTTGTGGCCAACTTTTTTAATCGGCAGGCCCAGCATCTGCTCCAGTTTGGCCCAATGGTCAACCATCTCGGGCAACTCGTTGCCTGTGGCGTTGCAGATCAATTCATACTCGCGTGGCTCGACTTCCATCAGCCGCAGCGCCAGCGCCGTAGAGTCTTTGCCGCCACTCAATCCAATAACATGTTTCATACTGTCTCCTTTTCCAATGCCCACTCTTGCGAATGGGCATCAGGAAAGGCTTACGCTGCGCGGCGGCGGCGTCCAGCGGCTGGCGCTTCTTCAGCGACTACAGCTACAGCTTCAGCGGGCACTTCATCCGCATCCATGCTAACCCACTCGATCACATTGAACACCGGCGTGTAAATCTTGCCGTAGCTCTTGTGTGCGTAGTGGTCCTTCTTCAGCTTGATCACCGGCACTGGCTTGGTCTGGTCCTTCTCGACCTGCTCGGCCAAGGCCACAGCCAGAGCCTGCACCGCACGCTTGCCACCCACTGATGTGGTGGTGAAGCGCGCTTCCATGCCCTTGTCTTCGCCGCTCAAGCACTTGAGCGACATACCGACTTGGGTTTCCCAGCCGCGCTTGGCAGCAGCGGGTGCCACTTCCAACTCAGGCAGGGGCTGGCTAACGCTAGCCATCTTCTCGCCCAACACTTCGCCGTCACCCCAAGCGATGAAGCCGTGGACGAACGAGAAAGGGTTGATGGCCCAGGTTGCGTCGTCTTCGACTTCGGTCTGGTCGGCACCGAACACCCAGTGGCCGGTCTTGTCCATCTTGAGGATGACAACGCCAGCAGGGCCAACATCAGTGGCGATGGAACGAAGGGAAGTAGCGAGGGAAGCGACTGCTGGCAGACCAGCGGATTTGAAAACGGTCAACATAATTTACCTTTACATGATTTTAGAAAGGGCCGCAGACAACTGCTGCCCAATGAGTACAACTGCTGGACGGGGATCGCTCTCCGGTGCAATTGTGTTACCTGAACTGATCGCTACTGTCAGCCCGTCCGGCAGCTTGAGCTTCTGCGCTTTAAGCAGCTTCTCGGCAGCAGCCGGACTGACCAACTTGGTCTCGATCACTTCAGATTCTTTGAGGTGCTGGAGCAGCGCCGCCTTGGCGTCTACCTCCTTCACCCACGATCTTGTGGCCCGTTTAGGGACCATCTTCCAGCCCGCAACGGGCTTACCCTTCTTGAGCATTTCTTCAGCCAAAGCGCGAAGGTCTTTAATCCAATCTTCGAGAAGGTCTGCATTGTGAAGATACGCGCCCAGCTTGTCAACATCAATCTTGTCCATCTTGATGGCGATGGCCCGATCGACAGCGCCGGTCATCACCGGGCACACCGGCTTGGCGTTGCACCAGCGGCAATGGTCGCCATTCTTGAGCGGGGCGTTAGCCAAACCAGCCGTGGTAACGGCCTTGACCAGATCGCGCTCAAACTGTTCGATGCGCGCGCGGGTGGTCGTCCAGCGCTTGATCTCTGGCGGCTGCACGATGATCAACTCGATCTCAGTTGCGCCGTCGAACACCCACTTCGCCTCGGGGGTACGCATGGCAGCAGCCGCGTAGAACATCAACTGTTCGTTTTCTTCAGCCGACACGGCAACGCCGCTGCCGAACTTCCAGTCGAGGATGATGGCCTTGCCACCGATGCGGCCCATCAGGTCGGTTGAGCCGAACACGCCAGGCAGCAGGTCGGCAAAGCCAACGCGCGTCTCGACTTCGTACAGCATGGTGCGGTCAGGGTCTACTTGGTCGAGCAGCGCCAAGGCCGGCAGCAACTTGTCGTCCAGCAGGTCTTGCGTGAAGACTTCGCCTTCGTACTTGCGGCCAAGGAACGACGCGGGGGCCAAGTCTTTTTCCAACACTTCGCTGACGATGTCGTGCAGCAGCGTGCCTTGGTCGGCGTGGCTGTTACTGGGCTTTGGGGGCATCTTTTGCACCAAGGCTACAGAGCCTGGGCACGCCATCACGCGCTTGGCTGACGAGCCACCGACGATGTTACTGTGCTGCATCTTCTTCTTTCACGCTAACAGTGAGGGTGTCTGGCAAGCCGCGATAGCCAGAGCTTTCAACGGTGTTGAAGTGTTGGTTGGGGATAAGGGCGTTAACGTAGCCCAAGACGATGCGCTCGATATCGGCGCGGCTGAACTCGATCTTCATGTGAACTCCAATTTAGTTGATGAGGCGTTCAGTGTACATCAAAATAAATGCTTGTGCAAATGTTTTTTACATGTATGATGCGGGCCATGCTTGAAAAACAAATCGAACGCTACCTAGTTGATCGCGTCAAAGCGCTCGGCGGTGTGGCTTACAAATTCACCAGTCCCGCGCATCGTGGCGTGGCTGACCGCATCGTGTGCTTACCTGACGGCCAGACCTGGTTCGTCGAGGTCAAGACCGAAGGCGGCAGGCTCTCCGCGTTGCAGAAGGTCTTCATGTCGGACATGGCACGCATGAAGCAGAACTACGTTTGCCTGTGGAACAAGGATCAGATCAATGAGTGGCTTAATGAAGTTGCGTGACTATCAAGAACAGGCGGCTGACTTCCTGTACGAACACGACCGCGCCATGATCTTGGCACCCGTGGGCGCAGGCAAGACAGCCATCACGCTGACGGCCATGCAGGCGATGCTGGCTGACGGCGTGGTCAAGCGCTTCCTAGTGCTGGCCCCCAAGCGCGTCTGCACCGACGTGTGGCCGGTCGAGCAGCCGAAGTGGGCACCCGGCTGCACGTTGGCCGTGGCCGTCGGCACACCAGCGCAGCGGGCGGCAGCGCTGGGCGGCAGCGCGCAGATCATCGTGACCAATTACGACAACATCCAGTGGTTGGCGACGCAGAACCTGTCGCACATCGACGGCATCGTTTACGACGAGTTGACCAAGCTAAAGAACCCGTCGGGCGCTCGGTTCAAGGCGCTGAACAAGGTCATCGACAAGATTAACATTCGCTGGGGCTTGACCGGCTCGTTCACCAGCAACGGCCTAGAGGACGTGTTCGGTCAGTGCAAGATCGTGGATCAGTCGTTGCTCGGCCGCAGCAAAGGCGCGTTCCAGCAGCAGTACTTCATCCTGATTAACAAAGAGTACGGCGACTGGGCACCACGGCCTGGCTCACTGGCGCAGGTGATGGAGCGCATCAAGCCGGCCACGTTCCTGCTGGAGCCAGGCGAGTACAAGGACAAGCTGCCGCCGTTGCACACGGTCGAGTTGCGCTGCGACATGGACATGGCCGACTACAACACGCTTAAGAAAGAGTTCGTGCTGGAGTTCCCCGACGCCCGCGTGGTGGCCGTCAACGCGGCTGTGGTGACGCAGAAATTGCAACAGATGGCTAGCGGGTTCCTGTACACCGACAACGGCCCTGTCTGGTCGTCCGGCCACAAGTTTGACCGGCTGGAAGACTTGCTGGCCGAGAACCAGCGCGCCAACACGATTGTTTTTTACAACTATAAGGAGGAGCTTGCAGAGTTGCGCCGCAGGCACCCATATCTTCAAACGCTTGATGATGACCGCGCTATTGAACGATGGAACAACGGCGAAATTGAACTGTTAGTAGCGCACCCTAAAAGCGCGCAGTTTGGACTTAACTTACAAGGCGGCGGCTGCCGCATGGTTTTTTTGTCGTTACCTTGGAGTTTTACGGATTACGAACAAGCTGTTGGTCGGCTGCACCGCAGCGGCCAGAAAAACGACGTGTGGGTGTACATCATGCTGACGCACAAGACGGTTGACGAGAAGATTTGGGGCGCGTTACATGACAAGCGCGCATTGTCGGACATTGCATTGGAGGCTTTGAAATGAGACGGATTGATTTATGGAAGGCGCAGCTAAAGGCGGCGCGGGCTGAGTTGAGGATACGGGATAGGGAAGCAAACGCGGCGATACGAAATGTCGTCAGACTGACAAAATTAATTATTCAACTGGAGAACAAAATTGACAACTACCTGGCGAAGTCTTAACGCAGAACTGCGAACCTTGGATGAAACGCGGGTGCTGGAGATGCTGATGGAGGAGCGCAAGAACCAGCGCCGCGTGTCGGTCTTGCAGCGCTTGCATCAGCGTTACAACACACTGCGGGTCAGCCGCGAACGAATCGAATTACTACAGGAGGCAAAACAACCATGAACATCAAAGAAATCTTTAAAGTGATCACGCCAGCCCAGGCTATTGCTGCCGAACTGGCAGAGGCCGAACACGCGCTGCTGCGCGCCGAGACTGGCGTGGAGTACGCGCAGGCGCTGGTGACGTACAACAAGAACCGCGTCAAGCGCCTGAAGGCGTACCAGACGCCTACCGAGGAAAAAGCATGACGAAACGCTACTGCGACACGGGCCGCATTGACTGCCCGCACTTGCCTGCGTGCATCTGGGACTGCAAATACGACGCGGCACATCTGGAGCCAATGACCCGCAAGGTCAAGCCGTATCCGGCAGTGCCTGATGACATCGAGCCAGTGCCGGAGGTGTGGCACACCGTGGGGACGGCAATGCTGACCGGCATCATGGTTGTGCTGGCGGTGATCTGCTTGGCGCTGTTTTTCACTGGCGTTTGGATTTGGAGCTTGCTGATATGAAAGTCATCAAAGAAACTACCCGCAAAGACGGCGTTCGCACCATCACCGTGCAGCTTGCCGAGGGTGAGCAACTGATGGCGTTTAAGGACGAATGCCACTACGAACTAGGCGAGCAACTGGACATGATTGTGGCGGGTCATTACCTCAACAACTGCCAGCGCGTGTACTGGTGTTCGATTACGCAGGGATGGATGGCATGAAACAAGAAGACATCATCCGCATGGCGTGTGAGGCTGGTGGATACCTTGCTGAACTACCTAATGGCGATGTTTGGTTGTTTGACGGGGAGGAGCAGCTTGCCCACTTTGCCGCCCTTGTCGCAGCAGCAGAGCGTGAGGCTTTTTACGGCCAAGATAAGCCGGCTGAGTGTGCAAACGGCTGCCCAATAAATCAGATATGCGATTACTGCCAGATAGTCAGGCCCGCCCGAGAACTTGTTGCCGACGCTATCAAAGCAGAGCGTGAGGCGTGTGCGAAGGTGTGCGATGCTTACGGGCAAATGGGCCTTGGCGCTAACTCTGCCGCTAACGCCATCCGAGCAAGGGGACAAGCATGACCAATCCAACGGGAAAGCTAAAGTTTGCTTACGACACCATTCGAAATCTTGAAGCAGAGATTGCCGCGCTTAAACAAGTATTGGCACAGCCAGCGCAAGTTAGCGAGAACGAGTGCCGCAAACTGCTTTACGGCTTCATGCTGGACTGCAACGCTGTCGGCCTTGAACAAGCGGGAAAAAACTTGCACCGAAGCATAAAGGAAAAAAGCGCATGACTAAAGACAAAGCACTGAAGCTGGCGCTGGAGGCGCTGGAGAACGGCATGAAGTTTGTCTGGTCCGACCCCGAGCGTGAAGCGGGCTTTGTTGCAATTGATGCCATGAAAGAAGCCTTGGACGAGTGTGATGAGGATGAACTCATCATTCGATACCACGAAGCCACAATCAAGAGGCTGGAAGCACAGCAAGACGCACATAAAAGCATGGTGGAGGCGGCTTCACAGCAGCGCCCGTGGGTAGGGTTGACGGATGAGGAGGTGCGAGAAATCTGCGTCAACGAATGGGGAATCAACGAATGGGGAGGTTACGAACAGTGCCGCGCAATCGAAGCCAAACTCAAGCAGAAAAACTTAATTGCAGCCGGCTCACAGGCTTTTTACGGATTTCCTACCGAGCCGGTAAGTACGTCAAACGCAGGCGGCAAATGCGTGACAGCGGGAGAGACTGCACCTACCCACACGCTCAACTCCACCAAGACCGTGGCGGTGGCGACCGACACCTACTGGCTGCCCATCGACAAAGACACGCCACGCAGCGCCAAGCTGCAACTGCTGTCAATAGGTGGCGTTGCTCAGTACGGAACGCTTGGCAGCGATGTATCCTTCTACACTCACTGGTGCCCTGTACCAAAGAAACCAAAATGACCAACGCATTCAACTGGAAACAGTACACCGACGAAGAACGCGCCAAGCGCGGCGAGACACTCAACGCCAACAACACGGCCCTCAAGCGTAGCCTTGCGTCCAGCAAGGCCATCGAGCGCATCCGCGAGGACACGCCCAAGTACGGCACGCTGGCGATCAGCGGCAAGACGGCCTCAATGCTGGCGCAGAAGCCAAAACAATTTAAGATACACAAACAATGAAATGCCCGGAATGCAACGCTTGGACTGACCTGCTGGAGTCGCGCAAACGCAAGGCGGGCATGTACCGCCGCTACGAGTGCGGCAACATGCACAGGTTCAGCACATTAGATGGACTTGTCGTCCGAATAGATCAACAAAAACTGGAGGCCGGAAGGCCGTTAATAGATGTCAAACTTCACCACATGGACGCAGGAAAACCTAGCCAAGTTCGCGCAGGAAGCGAACGACAAGATGGTCGAGCAGAATGAGCGGATTGAGCAGCTACAGCGCGACGTAAAGGACGCCATCGAGGCGTACCGGGCGCTTATGCGAAAGGCCGAGTCCCCGCGCGGTCAATGATCAGCGCCTGACGGCGGGGTGTCGGGCTGATGCTGATGTGCGTCCAGGCGTCAAACTCGCGGATGATCTGATCAAACGGCAGTTTGGAGGTCACCAAAGCCCTCACCACGGCGTCAGGCGTCATGCCTGGCACCCTGATATCAGCCGCGCAGCCCGTGCGGTGCTGAGAGGTGTCCTTGGAGCCAACCGAGTCATTGACTTGCTTGGATCGGAAGGCGCTGTTCACCATGATCGGTTTGCAGTCTAGGTAGGTCTTGACCTTTTCCAAGAACTCGGCCAGCAGCACCAGGTTAGCCATCTCGGCGTCGTTGGGCGTGTTGTCGAACTGGCGGTGGCTGGTGGTAGTCAGTTCTTCCAGCGTGAAGTGTTCGGTCAAGTTCATTTCTTGTTCATTTTCATTTCAGCCAGCTTCTCGACTGTGCGGCCACCGAAGTAGGCCAAGAACACGATCTGGCCCCACTGGCCCAACAGTTGGACGTAGGACTCCTGCGCGTTGTAGCCGAAGGCGCTCATGGTGGTGAACAGGAAGTAGGCCAAGAAGATAGCCGCCAGCGCCATTGGGCGGATGTTCTTGGATAACCAAGAGTCGCTGCTCATGTCGGCGGTCCAGCGCTCAGTGACATTGGTCTGCTCGACCTCGTACAGCTTGGTGTCGTTGGCCATCTTGGCCAACTCACCATCCTGCGCCATCTTGGCCAAGTCCATCTGAGCCTTGGCCTTGGCTTCTGGGTCCGGGATGAGCTTGTCGATGAGCTTGCCACCGACCTCGAGTAGTGCTGTGAGTGGGAACATGCTTTACTCCTCTGGTTGCATTTGCTGCACCGCACCGCGGGCAGCGCCGGTGGTGATATCGCTGGCGGCGTCGGCCACCCACTGAATGCCGTACTTGCGCCCAATGTCGATGGCGTCCTGAACCTTTTTGGGGTCCAGCGCAGCAGCGCGCGGCTGCACAGCCTGGAAGACCTTGACGGCGTCGCTCGGGTTCAACAGCAACTCTTTGAGGCGCGTCTCAGTGGCTTCTGATGCCTTCTTGGCCCAGAACTTACTGAACAGCGAGGTGATAGCGTAAGTGGCGCCAGACACGGGGTTGTATATACGCGAGAGGATTTGTTCGGGCGGGATGCCAGTCAACTGCTCGATTGGCGTCTTGGGCACCGTCTCGCCTTTGAATCCGACTTGCGTCAGATCACGGGCCATTCGGTCGGAGACAGTCACAAAGTCCTGCACCTTCTGGGCGTAGGTCGGGCCAAACACGCGGTTAAACACAGCCGCCTTGTTGCGGTCGGCCAGCGCGGCGATTGGATCAGCCGATGTCACCAGGTCGTCCAGCATGAACGATCGCACAGCGTTAACGGAATCTTTGTTGGCACCGTACTGCTGCATGAACTTGTTCGTGAACTTGACGTCGCCGTACATCTTGGAGACCAAATCTTGCGGGCTGCCCATGCCCTCTGCGCTGATGATCTGGTCGCCGGCCACACGCTTAAAGTCAGCGTTAAGGCGCGTGCGTTCGGCCAGCAACTTCTGCACGTCCGTCGTCGCGGCCTGCAACTCGTCGCGCAGGCCAGGCACCAGCGAGACGCCGCCTTCGTTCTTTTTGAGCCACTTGGCCGCAGCCTTGGGGTCCAGCGCGTCGCCCTTGAGCGCGGCATTGGTAAAACTATCCAAGAACGCCGACCGGGCCAACTGAAGACCTTCGGGGCCAGTGGCCGCAACAAACTCAGAGACGTTAGACTTGTTGCCAATGATTGCAGGCGCGATCTGCTCGACGAACTTTTTGCGATCCACCGACTTGAGCGTTGCAGCGTCAAATGGCAGGCCAACCTTTGTCAAGTACGCTTTGTCGGCGTTGCGGTACGCAGTTACGAAGTCAGGATCAAGGCTGTCGATGTGACCGCCGACGCGCTGCTTCAACTCGGACAGCAGACGAATTTCAGTTGGCACATCAGTCTTGCTTAACTGTCGATTGATCTCGCGCTTGAGCGAGTCCAGGTCTTCAATTGTGGCTGCGCTGAACTCCACGCCGCGCGGCGTCATTGGTTTACCTTCGGCGGTCAGGATGGCGCTCGGCTCGACCACGGTTGGCTTGAACCTGGCTTGCACGCGGTTGTAGATGGACGGGAATGTCTTGAAGACGTCCGAAGCTTTCTCGCTGGCGACGAAATTGAAAATGTCGTCCACTGATGCGGCTGGCAGTTCCACATTCTTGGCTTTGGCAATGTCGAACGCTTCTGTGTACAGCGGCTTGACTTCGGCGTAAGCCGCTTTTTCTTTCTTCTCAACCAGGTTGGCGACGCGCTGGCCGAACACGTTCGGATCGATTGACTGATCCTTGTAAACGTCGGCAATCTGCTCGTCCAGCGATTTGACGCGGCGGGCCTGCACCTTGGCCAAGTCTGGGCCGGCAACAGTCACAGCCACCTTGGTGGGGTCACCAAACAAACGAATCTGGTTGGCGGTCAGCGCCCGTTTGGCCGCCTCATATTGCGCGCCGTACTGAGCGCGGAACACGGGGTCGCGCGCTGACAGGTTCTGGATGAAGTTGTTGATGACCGGATTGTCAGCCAGCAGGGCCGAAATAGGCATTTGCACCTGAACGCCGCCCGGCGCTTTAAGAGACACACCCTTCTGCGCCTGCGCCGCGTCGGTCAGGGTCTTCATAAAGTTAGGGTCCGCCGCGCCTGCTGCGATAAAGATGTTGCTGATGCGGTTGTCCACATCCTTTAGCAGCGCATCTTCAGGGTCTGTACCCCGAACCTTATCCCACTGGCCCTTGGCCAGATCAAAAGCTTTACCGCCGACCGGCGCAAGTTTGAGTGCTGAACCAGTACCATACGCAGACAGACCACCGCCAAACAAACCGCCGATAACGCGCCCTACACCACCACCAGCAGCTTCGCCAGCTATACCGCCAGCTTCTGCGCCGGAACCTACAACGGCCTGTTCGGCTGGGCGAGCCACGGCTTGGCCGAGCATACCCATGCGCCTGACGCCGGCCAGCGGTGGAAACGCATAGGAAAGCGGATCTGTAACGGCCTGCAAGCCGCCGGCCAGAATCTTCTGCGGGCCGGTCTGCGGTTCGGCACCAGTACCGCCCAGCGCCCGCATGATGGCTTGCTGTGTAGGCTGCTGCGCCTGCGTGAAGATTTGCCCCGGTGTGCGTGCAGGCTCAATCGGACCAGGCTGACGCAGCGCTTGAATCAGTTCGGGTAAACCCCTACCTGCTGGACCTTCAGCAGCAAGCGCGGCGAGACCGGCAACTGTGCCGGCCGTACTCGCGGGGCCTTTACGAAGCGCTTCGACGCGGTAATCGCCTGTAGGTGTGCCGGCCAGCGCCCGCAGGGTCTCGTCTGACAGTGAAGTCAGGTTGCCCGACGTAATGGCCTGCAAATCTGCATCTGACAGCTTCGTAAAATCGACGGCCATGTTATTTCACCTTTCCAGCAGCACGACGTGCAATTTCGGCAGCAGCTTGCGCTTCTAAACCACCCGGTGCGCCGAGCGCCGCCCCTGCTGTTCGGGGGGCCAACTCAGGGAAGTTGAGTGCTTCCGTCACCGCCTCTACGTTATACCCCGGTGAGCGCAGCGCAATCTTACGCTGCTGTTCGACTTCAGTGCGCGCCTTATCAGCCGCTACCTTGCGGATAGCCTGCAAAGTCTGCTTGATCTTGTTTTGTGTATCGACCGTAGGCGTCGACGTGAACAAACTAGACAGATAGTCAGCCGTACCGCCCAGCAAAGATGGATCGGCACCAGCAGCTTTGAGTTCCTTCTGGCTCAAATCGCCTGCGCCAGAGATAGCTTTGGCAAACTGTACTTGCGCCGCGCGGTACGACGCAAAGTTATTTGTCGCGAGCGAGCCTTCAATGGCTTCCAGCGCCTGATCAGCAGCGTTAATGGCCTTGGCCTGCGGATCGATAGTGGACTGCACTTTGGCGCGGAAGGCTGGGATATCCACCAGTTCTTTAGTGCCGGGCAGCACGTTGGTCAGTTTTGCTGCACCAGCCGCCGCTTTTCGGCCTTGTTCTTCTTCGACACGCTTGTTGACCGCAGCTTTTTGAGCCGGCGTCAGTTGCGCGAAAGGCTTGTCGTAAACTTCAGCCGAGACAGCCTCACGGTCCGTACCGAACCCTGGGCCTTTAGGCTCCATCTGGCCTTGCAACGAGGCTGCATACGCAGTGTTGTATTGTGGCGTGCCTGGTTCAAAACCTGTCAGCGATGCAACTTCACGGGCTAACTGCACTTCTTTGGGCGTTGCTTGCGTGCGCTCACGGCCGGCTTGAGCCAACGAAGCCACACCTGCAGCCTGACGCTGACCAGTCTGCGCGATCTCACTTTGAGCCTGACGAGCAACATCAGCCAGCATCATCGCACCCTGCGTATCGCCAGCCTCTGACAACGCCTTCACGCCCTGCTGGATGGATGCTGGGTCGTTGTAGTTGATCTGCTTGGAGATGGCCTGACGCGCGCTGATCATCTGAAGCTGTGGGTCTTGGCCACCCAACGCGCCGGCCAAACCATAAGCCCCCCGACTGATGCCGAAACTGGCTTTCTCGAATGGGCTGAGTCTGGCAAACTGCATGGCCTGTTGATCAGCCAGCAATGACTGCTGCTGCTGATACGACTCAGGCGTAACGCCAAACAATGATGGAACAATATCGGCCATATTAGAACTCCGTAGAACCCATGAACTCACCTGTAGCCGGGTTGATCCCCGCGCCGTATCCGCCAGCGCCGAATCCACTTACGGCCGGTCGATTGCTAAACATTCGTCCGGCAGCCGAAGTCAGCGCTGGATTACGACTGCCTGAGATCAATGCTTCAGCAAACGGATTGTAGGCATTCGCAGCGGCCATAGAACCGGCCGCAGCCATACCACCTTGGAACAGCGCTTGACCGCCCGCAGGGTTGGCGATGCGCCCGCCCAAGGCAGAACCCATCTCCAGCGGTTGCTGTCCGAGCGCCTCCAGGCCAGTCGCGCCTTGCAGGTACGCTTGGTAAGGCGTCATGGCCGCGACCTGGCCGCCGTAGCCTTGCGTCAGCAGGTTGCCGGCAGTGCCGAGCAAGCCAGCGCCGAAGGCTGTCTGTTGCTGACCGGCCTGCATGGACTGAGCCGCCAGCGCAGCATCTTGCTGGGCGATGGCGTTGTAGTAGGCTTCCATTTCTGGTGTGGTGGCGCCAAGGCCGGCCGCACCGCTCGGGCGAGCGCCAGTAGCGCCGACTGACAGGCCACCACGGCCAGTTTGAAACAACTGGTTCTGCAACTGCGCCATCTGACGCTCACGACTCGGGGCCAGCAGGTTCTGCTGACTGGCCATGTACTGTTGTGCGGCAGCTTCTGGTGACTGCGCCAAGTACTGCTGGCCAAGGCCGAACAGACCTTGCGCGCCTTGCTGCAATGGTGCGAACTGCTGCTGCGCCTGCTCGGCCTGCGACAGACCGCCGCCAGCCAGGCCCAAGAAGCGCTCCTGATAGGCACGCAGCGCGGGGTCGAGCGTGTAGCTTGCGCCTGTAACGCGACCTTCAGGACCGTACTCAAACTGCGACGCGCCAAAGCGGGTTGTAACACCTACCGGGCGAAACCGCGCCTCTTCAGCCGCGATTCGTGCGGCCTCAGTCTGCGCGGCTGCCTGTGTACGGGCGGCGTCTTCAGCGGAACTACCCGCCATTGCACCACCAAGAAGGCTAGCGCCAGCCCCAATTAACGCTGCGGTAAATGGCATATCAAACTCCAATCAAAATTTCGTCCACCTTAGACGGGTCTTTCTCGTCGGTGGCGTGAATACAAAACCAAACGCAGTCAGTGATGGCCTTGACGCCGTGCGTCACTCCGGCCTGAATCTCTATGCAGGCCGGCGCTTCAATGACTTCAACAAACGCGCCCTTCATCACCGCAACCTTGCCCTTGGCCAAGATCGACAAGTGGCTGAAGCTGTGCGTGTGCTTCAGGATGGATGTGCCCGCAGGGATCACCGCCTGCTTGGCGTACAGACCATCACTGAAGTGATGCGTGATCATGCAGTGCGCTTCCACATAAATACAGTGATGTACGGCTGGTAGTTGGCGTTGGTGCCGCTTACGCCTGTGGAGGCATTGGTAGTTGCTACTGTGATACCTGTGGTAGCTGTAGAAGTATCCGTATAATATGTCTGATTTGCAATATCCGATGGAATAGGTACTTCTATAGTAAAATTACCGTCTTGAAATGTTCGCTGTACTGTGTGTTTATGGCCGGGGTCAGTAACGGTTGAGGTTGCTGTGTGCGTGTGGCTAACTGTGACCGCGTCCGCGCTCCCACCAGTTTCTTCGGCCGTATCAAACAAGGCGTTGCCCGCGTCAAAACCAACAGGCACCCGACCGGCGCCGAAGGCGGTCCAAGTACCAAAGCCCAACAGCGTGCCAGGGTTAGTCGATACGATAGCAGTGTAGATCGCGCCTACGGGAAACAGCGCGGCTTTTACAATTGCAGCCACATCCTGAACAAATGCCGTAGTAGCCAGTGCCGTGCTGTCATCAGTCGCGGTCTGCGTTACGCCGATAGTGCCTGTCGGCAATGTAGGTGTTCCGGTAAATGTAGGCGACACCAGATCAGCCTTCGTAGCGATGGCCACCGAGATGTTATTGAACTCGGTGTTGATCTCCGTGCCTTTGACGATCTTAAGCGGATCGCCAGATGGCAGCGCGTCTTTCGTGGCGAAGTTGGTACTCTGTGTGTAATTACTCATGTCGTCTTCCCATCTTTGGACTGGATTTCAATCCGCTGAATCGACAGCGGCGCTCCGTTAATGTTCGCTTCGTAACCGGTCTGCACAATTTTACCGCTACCGGTAGCTTGCGCGCTCAGTATTTGCAGCGCCACGCCGTCTGAATACTCGGCAATGTCGTACTCGGCGATGCCATACTCGCTCACGCCCTGCGTCGGGATCAAGACGTTGGCCGACAGGTAGTTAGCGCTGAAGTCAAAACCCCACTTCATGGTCACATACTGGTTCGTGCCGCCGATAACAATCACCTTCAGTCGCTTGAGCAGCGAGGTGACGTTGGCATTGCCCAGATCAGCATGGTTGGTGAAGTACTGCATCCGATAAGCCGTTGTGTGGTCTTGGTAGGTGCCGTACTTGCCGATGTAACCGTTCTTGCCGATCAACAGATTGCCGTTGCGCCTAGACAGCAGCGCGGTCGGCTGAATCGAGTTCCAGTTGGTGATGCGAAACGAGCCATCCTGCAACTGCGTGCGGGTATCAAAGCAGTACACCTCATTGACTGAGGGCAGCGTCAGCAGGTAGAATGCTTCCGACTCAGAGTAGACCGACTTGATGCTGGCCAACGTCTCACCAGCCACAATGCTCATCAGATCGCTTCGCACGTTCTTGGACAAGTCGCCCAGCGGCGCTGACTTCTCAATGATCGTCCGGGCAAACGAGCGCACGCCCGAATTGGACAAGAACAGCACATCTTTGCCGGTAGACTGGATAGAGTCACGGGCCAAGCAGCCGATACCCCCCACCGTGTCGGCCAGCGTCATCGTCGAAGGCGTAGTAGCGTTGGCGTAGACCAGAATCTGGCGCTTACCAAAGATGATCAGAAAGCCGTTGTGCGCTGCCATGCCCTGCACCTCGTCTGAGCCGGACGGCCAGACACGGTCCACATTGAGCGAGCCGCCCGTGCCGGTAGACCAGACATGGCCAGCCAACAGGTCAGAAAAGTAAACTGTGTTCTTGACTGTGGCGGTGTTAGCCACCCACAGACGGCCAAAGGCCGCCAGAACGATGTTGCCCGACGGCACGGTGCCGACATAGCCCGTCTTCTCAGCCACGCGCCGATACGTTGTAGTGCTGACTGCCGGATCGAAGATCAGCGGATCATGGCCGGTCTGAAAGAAGTAGGTGATGCCATTAAGCGAGGCGCAGGACCAATTGCTGGCTGTGATCGTAGGCGCAGTGCCCCCGCCCCCGTAGGTCAACTCTGTCACGGCGTTCGAGCCGTTCAGGTAGAACAGCTTGTTGTTGCCCGCAAACAGGACCGTCAGTGTGCCGTCAGACTGAACCAACTCATGGATGACGCCGACGTTGTTGGCGCCCAAGTTGCCAGATGAACTATTGACGCGGGACCAACCCTTGCGGGCGCCGATCCGGCCGTACTGATCAATGATGCAGTTAGTCGCGACCAGTGCGAAGCCAGCCGCCAAGTCCAGAGGCGAGTCCTGAGTATTCAACCCAAAGAAACCTGGCGCTGAAATGCTGGCGGTCTGGAGGGCTTGGCTCATACCGCGACAAACTCTTGGTTTTCTGGGTAGCGCGTGCCCTCCAGAGCGATGTAATCAGACAGCATACCTCGGTAAAGCTGATAAGCCTCCGATGAGTTCAGGCCGCCGTCTTCACCGCGTTCAACCAGCGCCCGGGCGTAGGCGTTCTGCACCACCAGCGCATCAGGGACCATCACCAGCGTGTTGTCGGCCGACAAGGTGGCTTGGGGCACGGTCAGCGCGAACGGCAAGTTGTAGACCCCGTCAGGGCGGGCGTACAGCACTACCTTGGTGTCGCCGTTACCGTCAACGCCGTCAAACGAGAAGTATTCGGGGATGCCGGTGACTGACGGCACGAAGTTTTGAAACCGGTTCATCTCCACGAAACTGATGTTCCGCAGGCCGACATTCGCTGTCGTGTTGATGGCGTCCATGACCTGGAACTTCTGACCAGCGCCGGTCAGCGAATAGATGTGATCGTTGGCATTGGTCGTGATGGTGATCGTCTGGCCCAGCACATTCCAAGCGTAGGCGTCCTCGATCTGGCGCTTGGCGTCGTTGATGAATTTGCCGATAAGGATTGAGTAAGCCGTCTCGCCATTTGTCGAGACTTGCGTCTCGCGCAACCGGATCAGCACATCATTGATGAGTTGTAGGTAGGTCATTGGCGGGTCAATCCTATTTCTTCAAAGGTGGCAATGACGGTAAACGTGCTACCAGTTTCCGTAGTGACCTTTAATTGGTCACCTTCCTCAAACACAATGTAAGCGTTGCCGTTGAACTGGATGTATTCTTTTGTCGTGAACGCATACGCGGTCAGAATATCCAGCGTTGTGTTGGCGCTCGAGTCATACCACTGAACCGTGATCTGCTTGGTGGAGCCACCCGTGTTGTGTATGTACAACAACTTGACCATAGAATAATAGCCTGTTGGCGCCGTATACGCCGTAGTGCTGACACCAGCAGTAGGGTTTACACCAACAGATAGGGGTCTCATTTCTTATTCCTGGCTGAGATGGCCTTGGCTTTTGCCTTGGCATCCGTCTTGGACGACGCGCCCCAAGCCTTCAAGGACAACAGAAGCCGCGTAGGCTCACCATCCTTGTACTCAGGCCCGGGCATGTTGCCCATCCGTGCTAAAAAGGAGGCCCGCCGAGGGTTGTCGCCTGACTTGACCGGGGCTTTGAGACTGCCACCGGTTGCGGCATTATAAGACGAACGGCCCTTGGCATTCAAGCCCCCCGTCTTGGCTTGGCCTTCTTTTCGTTGCCAAGCAGGCGTTTTCATTTCTTCTTGGCAGTCTTGGCAGACTGCTTAAAAGCGGCGAGTGTCGGCGCGCCTTTTGTGCCAGGCTTACGCATCTTCTCTTTAGAACCCGCAGCGATGCGGGCCTTCTTGGCGTTAATGTTGGCGTAAAGACCGGGCTTCATTTCTTCTTCGCCTTTCCAGCCTGCGACAGCGCGATGGCGATGGCCTGCTTGGGGTTCTTGACGACTTTGCCGCCCTTGCCCGAGTGCAGAGTCTTGTCTTTAAATTCCTGATATACTTTTCTAATCTTCTTTTTTTGTTCTGGAGTAGTCGCCATGTCAGACCTCGTTGAAAGTTGGGTGAAAGTTCCTGGGTACGAAGATTTTTATGAAGTAAGCAATCATGGCAGATTTGCAAAACTTTTACCAGATGGGCGTCAGCTTAGAAAGTTGAACTCTAAAACGCCGTATCTGAGTGTTTCTGTCAAATCTTTGGATGGAAAACCGCAAAAATCGCTTTACATACATAAGTTGGTTGCGCAAGTATTCATTGGCCCTCGCCCAGATGGGCTTGTTATTCGGCATCTTGACGGTGACAGGTATAACAATAAAGCTACAAATCTTGCATACGGTTCTGTTGAACAGAATTACGCCGACACCAAAAAACATAAGACGCATTGGCATGAAAATAACGGTCGAGCCGTTCTTTCGGAACGATGCGTAGCTGCAATTCGGTATTTGCATATCAATGAACTTGTGCGTCAGACTGAATTAGCAAAGGCTTTTGGAGTAACTGATTCAGCTATTTCTGCCGTTGTTAAAGGGCGAAATTGGCGCTGATTTTCTTTTCAGCCTTGGTTTTCATTTCTTCTTGCTCGCCTTGTTGGTGGCAGTGCGCTGGCCGCGCTTGGGCAGCGGCTTTGGCTTGCCAACGGCAACTACGACTGTGACTGGCATGGCTTTCTTGGCCATCTTTGGTGCTTTTCCGTACATGATTTACTCCTGAACAGTTTCAACAACTTTGCGGGGGCGGCCCATTCTCTTGGCCGGTTCATTTACTTCAGGCTCAACAACAGGCTCATCAAGCAGAACATATCCGCCGTGGCCTTTCATTGTCTCGATGTCGTGCGGCAGTGTGAACGTGACCGTATTACCACTCTGAATGCAACGATAGGTAGCCATTATTTTCTTTCAAAAAACAGGGGGCCGAAGCCCCCTGTTGTTTAGACCATACGGCCGATGACCAGCTTAACGGTCGTGGCGCCCAGATCAACCGCACCACCAGTGGTGTTGGTTGTAGCGATAGTCACGACATTGGCGGCTGAGACGTAGGCGCGGCGAACAACGCCTGCCTCGCTGACGCCAGCCGACATGCTGATAACCATGTCGCCCAAGGCAACGCCCGGGACAGCAACGGTATCAGTCGCCGCAGCTTGGTCGGCAACAGAAGCCGAGTCCAAAGTGCAGGTAACAGCCCAAGTGTCAGAGTAGACACCTCGGAATTGGTCATTCCCGCGACGGGAAGTGATTGCGGATGCAGCAGCCATTTCTTACTCCTGTGTAGGATAACCCCCCGGCTTGTGGCCGGGGGATCATCATTAGGCTGGAACAGCCAGGGCGAACGCGCCAGAGGCGTTGGATGCGGTGCTGGTGGCGCTGGTACGCAGAGCCTTCACGCCGTACAGGGTGTCAGCAGTGAACAGGGTACCGAGGTATTCCTGCTTGTACTGAGTCTGCGAACGGATGCCGATCTGCTCGACCAGAACCATCGAGTCCTTGTGACCCATCAGGCAGATACGGTCGACGCCGCTGTTACCTGCGCCGGTATCGGCGTTGGTAGAAGCGAACACAGCGATGCCGTACAGTTGACCGATTTCACCGTTGCGGATAGCGTCGCCGTTGCCGATGAACGCTTGCTCGGTGTAGCGGGCCAGACCCATCAGGGTGTTGCGGCTCGACGGTGGGATCAGGAAGAAACGGCCGTCCATAGGAACGTCGTTGTCGTCCAGGCGCTGGATGGTGCGGCGGATAGCAGCATCAGTCAGAGCAGCAGCGTTCGAGGTCGTGCTGTTGTAGGCAGTCGTGCCGTCAGAGCCGATAAAGGCTTTGGTGGCCGTGTTGCTGGTGGCGTAGTCGTCAGTGCCGATAGTGGCGCCGTTGAACGCGCGACCCAACTGAACCAGGTCAGTGTCGATGCGCTTGGCCAGGGCGTAGCCGGCGTCTTCCGTGTAGAAAGAACGCAGGCTGGTCAGGGCTTGCACTTCGACGATGTCCTCGATCAGGCGGCTGTATTCATAGTGCTTGTTGATCAGCACTTGAATGTTGGTGTCGCTCTCTGCGATCAGAGTAACGGCGTCCGTTGCGGCCTTGATAGACGCATTGCCACGGGCTGGGCTAGGGATGTTAACGGTGTCGCCCTTTTTGCCTTTGAAAGACATCTTCTTGACCACGTTGGCCAAGACGAGTTTCTTGCGATAGGCAGCAACAATTTCGTCACTCCAGATTTCTGGAATGAAGTTAGCTGCGGAGGTAGTCGTTACCGAGTTTGTGGGGGAAAAAGCAGTATTTGCCATGATGGAAACTCCAAAATTAAATTATCGAACACGCCCGTCAGCATAAGCCTGCATGATTTCATCACTCAGGGTCTCGTACCGGTTCGGGTCAGTCATCTTGAGACGAATAAGGTCGGCGCGTCGGTAGACTCGCTTGGAACTCTCGCCAGAGCCACCTACGTCAACCTGCGCGGCCTTCATCGACTTGGTTCGTACAGCGCTGCTGGCCTGTTCCGATTCCTTTGCCTTGATGCCGCGAAGTTGCTTGAAGGTGGACAACAATTCATTGGCCGAGTCATAGTCGAACTCAGCGTCGGCCTTTGCGTAGAGTCCCAGGCGCACGGGTGAAGACTTCACCCAGCTTTGGAACTCCAAGTCACCGACCACTTGGGAGTAGTCAGGATGCTCTTGCGTTAGCTTTTGCTGAATCTGCATCCGTTTGAAGTCGAGGCCGGCTTGCCGGGCTGCGAGAACATCTGGATGCCTATCAATCGTCGTTTGAACTGCTTTTTGAGGATTCTCAAAAAAGTCAACTTCAGGTTCTTCCTCCTGAATACGCTGCTGCTTAGAACTGAGGTTTTGCTTGAGCAACTCGTCAGCAAGTTTTCGGACTTCGCCCACTTCTTGGGCTTGCTTACCGATCAGCTTTTCAGCTTCTTGGTGCATCCGAACGACTTCTTCCAAACTTTTGGCCCTGTACTTGTCAGGAAGTTCGGCTTTTTTCTCTTCTACTTCGAGTTCGCCTAGCGGCTCTTGTTCGTCGTCAATCAACATATTATGGTTCCTGCCAAAATGGTTGTAGGATAATCAACTCGGCGTTTCGCGCTTATGAGTTGGCTTTGCGCTCCGCATTCAACTTGTCGGTGTGTCTTTGCTCAAACCTGGCGTAAGCCGTAGGAAAGTGCCCAGACCATCCCTCCAAATTAAACGATGGAGCGCTGATAACGCGGTGGGCAAGCCCGCCGCATGAACACTGCACGCTTGCCGTCTCATAAACGGTAAACGCCTCAGTGCGTTTGCTGCAATCGCAGACAAATTCATATATTCTTTTCATTCAAGTCCTCGTAGGCTCGTTCACTGATCTCTTTCAAGGTTATCAGCCAAGTCAGGATTGAAATCTCGCCCTTGCGAAATTGTAAACTTTTTTCATCCGCAATGGTTGACACATTATTGAGCGCCGTCAGCATGACCTCGATATCCTCCATCATGTCGGCCCAGCCTGGGCGGGAGAACAGATCGAAACGGTCTTCGTAATATTTTTGCAGTTCAGGTGTCATTTTTTAACATTTTCCATTGCATTGCTGCACAGCTTCGTATACGACCCAACCAACGCCACCAAGCACCAGCCCGAAGACCAGCAATATCAGCACGATGGTGATGATCTCATCCACCTCTTTCTTGTGCTTTGCGGCGGCTTCTTTCTCTTTGCGAGCATCATGGGCCGCCTCGACATCCATTGCCGCTGCCCGCGCCTTGATCTTGTTCCAGACATCGATCTTACCGCTCTGCATGAACAGCAACTGCAACTCATCTTCAAACCGCTTGGCTTGATCCAGAGCCATCTCAATCTGGATGGCCGTGCCCATGCTTGACTTGGACTTCTTGGCTTGAACAACAGCCTTGCTGGCAGTGGACTTCGCATCAAAGTATTTACCCAACACAGGGCCGAGCGAGGACACATCGTCAACGGTCTTGCTGACCTTCTTGATCAGCGCAACTGCTGCCTGTATCCCCGCTAGGGCCGTTAGGGGATCGATCACTTTTTCCTCTCCCGCCATTGAAGGCACCAAACCAACAGCCTGTCAGATGACCACGACCAGCGCACGCACTCAAACACCGGCGCGGGAGCTTGTATTGCTGGCGGCGGTGGCGGGAGGGCGTCCATCAACGTACCTTGAAGTGATCCCAGAAAGCGACGATAGCCGTGACCAGGCCGCCGACCCACAGCAGGGGCTTTGCCAGCTTGCCCAGTGTCTCAAGTACAGCGAATGCGCCCTGAGCAGCAGCGAACGCGCCCACGACATCCTTGGTGCTTTCCCCCAAGGCATCCACCTTTGTCTCCACGGCCACCAGGCGGTCGTAGATTTCTCTATGAGTTACATCGTGGTCGCTCATGCCACAGCCGCTTGCAGCGGGGTCAGGTCTTCGTCAGTCCAGTAATCCTTCGCCAGCATGATGACGAGGTGGTCTTGGTTGCGCTTGAGCGTGTCTGCCCAGTCCTCGTTGCTCATGCCTTCAGGCTGCCCTGCGTTGATGAGGGCTACGCTGTCCAGTGCGGCAGAGTAGTGCTGGGCGATTTCTTCGGGGGTGATGGTGTTCATGCTGCTGCTTTCAGTTGGTCAATCTCAGCTTTGAGTTCTTTGATGGCGGCGACCAGAAGCGGGATAGTATCGGAATAAGAAAGCCCCAATGTGTTGTTTTCATCAGTTCCAACAGTAACCGCTTCCGGCAATACCGCTTGAACTTCTTGTGCAATAAGGAATACTCTACGTTTATCTTCGGAATCAGCTTTATATTTACCAATAACAGTGCGAAGTGTTGCTACTTTTGTTAAAGCATCGGTAATTGGTTCAATTATGTCTTTCTGTCGCTCATCAGAAACCGCAGACCAAGATGTCCCGCCGCTGGCAAGAAAAACCCCACCAGTACCGCCAGCAACAATATTAAGTTGGTTAGTGGTTGTTCCGTTTGCATTGACATCGTTTAAAATTTCAATGCTACTTGCAGTTCCAGCAGAGCCAAAAACAAATCCATTAGATTGATTGCTTGAAGCATTTACATTGCGAAGATAGAGTATGTTTCTTGAACCAGAAATATATCCAGCACCGCCAGCACCAGTAAGAGTTAGAGTGGAATATTGCCCACTAGTAACGATGGGGGCGCTCCCAAGATATGCATTCCCAGTAGCAGACCCAAATCTTGGATTCCCATCCCCATCAGACAGCACGATGTAGTTGCTGGCAGTGCGGATGTCGAGGCCACCTTGGTTGCCGTTGTAATTGCCAATAATGGAATTTTTAGAACCAGATGTTATAAAGTAACCAGCACCACTGCCACCAACAAACACATTATCAGTTCCAGCAGTTAGGTTATATCCTGCATTTTTACCTAAAGCAGTGTTACGAGCGCCGCCATTGGAGGTGTATCCAGCAAATGTTCCGACAAAAGTATTGTCAGTTCCAGTTTGGTTTGTATATCCCGCCTGATAACCCACAGCGGTGTTGTTTGAGGCTGTGGTGTTGGAGAACAAGGCCTGACGGCCGAATGCGGCGTTGCTAGAGCCAGTTGTATTTGACAAAAGAGCGCCACGACCGCCTGCGGCATTTTCTGAGCCAGTGGTATTAGAAACCATAGAACTTTGACCGAGCGCCACGTTATTTGTGCCGCTTGTATTTGCCGCCAACGCATCATTACCAATCGCAGTGTTATTGCTTGCAGTGTTCGCTGTCAAACAATTTGAGCCTATAGCGGTTACATTGTTTCCAGTTACGTTGCTATACCCCGCCTGATAACCGATAGCAACACCATTTGCACCCGTTGTATTCGCCGCCAAAGCACTCGCACCCACCGCAGTGTTGGTAGCCACAGACCCTGCGCCACGGCCTACGGACACGCCATTTACGCCAAGGATCGCACCATCGAACGTCAGCGTAGAGCCGCTTGTCAGCACCTTGCTGCCGTTCAGGTACGCCACGCCGTTGGCTGTGCCGCCGTTGTGCGTAACAGTGCTAGAGGTTGTCAGTGTAGTGAAATTACCTGTATTGGCGGTTGTATTGCCAATAGTCGGAGGGCTAGATAAATCAAGAGTGCCACCCAATGCCAGACTGCCAGATGAAGTGACTGTGCCAGATAGACTGATGCCGTTGACCGTGCCCGTACCGCTGACTGATGTCACCGTCCCATCGTACTGGTCATCAGACGAGATGGTGAAGTTAGGGTAAGTACCAGTAATGGTGGTCGTGCCGCCTTGCGTCAGAACCACCGTCTGGTCAGGGGCCGTATTGGCAATTGTGAAGTTAGGGTAAGTACCAGTCGTGCTGATGCCCGTACCGGCTGTCAAGGCCACCGTCTGATCGGGTGCTGCGTTCGTAATGACGCCGGTTGCGCTGCTGTAGCTGATGCCCGTGCCTGCACTGACCGAGGCCCGTGCCCTGGCGTCTGTGTAGTAGAGGTTTGTACCCTCGTTGATGTTTGTAGTGGTCAAGCTGACCGCACCAGTCTGGCCATTGACTGAGGTCACCAGGTTGGACTGGTCGATCTTCTGCCAGACCGTGCCGTTGAACATCAGCCAGTCGCCGATTTGCCAGTCAGTGATGCCGTCCAGGTTGGTTGAGCCGGCCGTGGCCACAATATAATAATAGCCGCTGCTGCCTGTACCAGACGCTAGCGTTGGCGTATTGGTCGATGCGTTCCATGTACCTTGATAGCTCAAACCACCAGCAACTTGTGCCCACGACAAGGTACTTCCGTTGGTCGTAAGGAACTTACCGGCGTTGCCGGTCTGGTCCGGAATCAGGTTGTCGATCTGGGTCTGAAGGCTGGCCAGCGTGTCGATGACCGTCTGGCTGGTGCCGCCGCCATTGGTGATGACCTTGATCTTCTCTGCCAGATCGGGAGCCACCACCTCACCCACGTTGATCGTGCGGCCGGACGACAGCGTGATGATCAGGCTGCCGTCGAAGTCGATGTTCGCATCCGTTACCGATACGCCGTCTGTGCCGTCTCGGCCGTCGTTGCCGTCGATGCCGTCAGTGCCCTTCGGTCCAGTGGCCCCATCACGACCTGGTCGGCCGTCTTTACCGGCCTTGCCATCTACACCATTACGGCCGTCTTGGCCGTCTTTGATATTGGCCACCCGCTTTTCGATGACCTTGCCGGTCTCGTCGTACCTGGCCTTGATGTCGGCTTCCAGCTTCTTGAGCGCCTGCACGACCACTTGGACGTTCTCGCCAATGCGTTGCTTTTGCACCGCTTTGGCTTGAGCTACAGAGTCTTTGATGGATTCAAGGGCAACAGTTTGCTGCTCTTGCGTCATGCCCTTCAGCAGAAGGTCAATCGCGAGCTTATCAACGTCCATCGTTTAACTCCTTAGTCAACTGATCAAGAAAATCTTCTTCCATGCCGGCGACCTTGTTACGTTTTTCGGCCATTTGGAGTTCTACAATTTTAGACTTGTTCTTCATGTCCGCTTCTTTTAGCATCAACTCGGCGATCTTGACCCGTTTGTCGAATGCTTTCTCTTCGTTGTCAGCCGGCAGGTTCTTGGTCATAGCCGCCATCGTTTTGGCCTGCGATTCCTGCGGCATCAACTGAGCCTCGGTCATCAGTTTCTGAGCTTCTGCCCGATTCTGCTCGGCCTGCGTGGTCTGCACCGCGATCTGAGCCTGCGCCGCTTGCATAGCCAATTGCTGCTGCATTTGCTGCATTTGCTGGGCTTGCGGGTCTGGCTGGCTCATCTGATCGAGGGCTGCCATCAACTCGTACCGGTTGGACAGGCTCGAATTGGTCAGGATGCCCTTCAGGATCAGCGGCAGGACCGGCGTGTTAGGCCCAAGCGTCTGCAAGAGGCCAATAAACTGCTGCTGCTCGTACTCTCTAGCAATGATGCCCAGCGTGGCTGTCGGCAGGAACTTCATGTCCACCGACGGATAGCGTTCTGGATCGAACTGCATGTACCGAAACGCCGCTTTTTGGATGAACGGGATCAGGAAGTCCTCTTGGAAGTTCACCAGCGTGCGCTTGTACTTCTTGATGATGGTGGCCACCGCCATGCTCATGCCCGCGCCGTCGCGGTTGCCTTGGCTGACCATGCCTTGGCTGTCCAGCGTGCCGGTGGCTTGCAGCAGCATACGCTCGAACTCTTTGGCCGTGTTCAGGTTGTTGAGGCTGGTCTCGCCGAACTTGAACGGGTACAGAATCTCGGCTGGGTTGCCGTTGACCATGAACGCCTTGCCGGGTTTGACCTCGAACTTAGCCCCGCGCGGCAGGCGAGTAGCGTCCATACCCATCATTGGGCTGGTCGTCAACGCCAAGCTGTCCAGGTGGCTACGCACTTGGGCGTCAATTGCCTTTTGCATGTTGTAGGACTTCTCCACCGTGCCCCGGCCGAGCAGACGGTTCGGAACCGTGTCGTCCTGATAGCTCAGGATCGGGCGGTCCTTCATCATGTACGGGTTCTCTTCTGCTTTGAGCAGCAGACCGTCGTTGGCGATCACAACAATCGCCTCTACCATGTCGCTATAATCTTCAGCAGCCGAGTCGTCGGGGAACAATTCCTCGACTTCTACGTCCTTTTCAGTGAGGTACTCCCTCGGAACAAGGCCGTAGTACGTCAGCAATCTGACCTTTTCGTCCTGATATTGACTCATTTCCTGAGTCGGCTCGAGGTCAGTGTCTTCGTACGTCGGGGTGATGTTTACCTTGCGGTAGATGCCCTTCTCGATGCCTTGAACGATCTTGTGGATGCCCACATACTTCTCCACCGCCACGCCCATGCAGTCGTCGATGCTGGTGCCGTTGGGGTCGAACAAGAAATTCTTGGGGTTGACCGGCATGATCTTGACCGCAATCCGGCTTTTCTCCACCACACCGATGGCGGCCTGACCGGTCTGGCCTGGAATCGCCTGCGTGGCTGGCTCGAACACCTTTTCCGTCTTCACGACGATCTCGCCGATGCCGGTGCCATAGATTTCAGCCATCAACTCGATCTGATCGATAGCTTTTCTGATCTTGTCCTGCTTAAAGTCTTCCATCAACTGGGCTTTGAGCATCTCAACGTCCAACGGGTTGCCGTTGACGTCTTTGAGGTCGTCTTCGATGTCGAAGAAGTCGCCCTGGCCGAAGATGGCCTCCATGATCTCAGCGTGCCGCGTCTCCACAGCCTGCTGAGTGGCCGGCGTCACGATGCGTGAGCGCTCAGAGTCCCGCGTCTTGTCTTCTGCGGCCCATTCGCCGCGGAAGATACGCTCGTATTCGAGGTAGCTGTCAAGAAAATTCGTGTCCCGATAGTCGCGCCAGCGGTCGCAGTGGTCGATGACAAAGGAGGTTAGTTCTTTGTCGTTTTCTGTCGGTTCGTCGAACTCGTTTTGATCCATGCTAGACCCCTGATATTACGTCCATCGGCTCCCACGCATCGTCGTCGTCTTGCTCGAAATAGCTTGTCACGGCCAGTTGGTCTATATATGACAGCGCATCCGGCAAGTCATCATGCACGCCCTGCGAGGGGAACATCAGAAGCTGGTCCACGAACGTGTCCCAGTCTTCTTCGCTGTTCAGGACGACTCGGCCATGCTCGAATCGGCCCTGCAACGACCAGACGATTCTATCCGTTTTCTTCCGATTACCGTGCGTTAAGTCCACAATGTGGCTGTAGACATTGTTTTTTCTCATCAAATCACTCAAATACGGCAAGACAGCGTTCTTCAGCGCCCCCCGCTCGATGCCGATGCTCAGCGGCCGGTACTCGCGCATAGCCAGCAGAATCTTCGCCGCCGTCTCCCGGATGTCCCACCGGCCGTGCTGAATCTCTTTGACGAACCACTTACCGTCCTCGGTCACTTTCACGACCGCAATCGCCGACTCGTCCAGCCGCTTCTTACTATTAGCCGCCTGCTTGGCCACTTCCTCAAACCCGGCCAAGTCCACCGCCACGAAGTAGCTGCCATAGTCCGGCTCCACACCGTACTTGATCCACTCTTCCTTGAACACATCCGCGCCCGCGTTGCTGAAGCTGGCTAAGTACTCCTGCTTGAACGCGAAGCTGGACAGGGTCTT